AACGCCGAGTTCGACCTCAAGCGGCAACAGATGTTCATGGAGTTTGCGCTGCAGAAGCAGCAGATGGGCTTCGAGGCCGGAATGGCCAAGGAGCAGCAGTCTATCGATGACCGGAACGAGAACCGGCGCATTGATAGCGCCCATGAGCAGGGGATGCAGAAGGCCAAGCTGCAGAGCAAAGTCCGCTTCGGAGGCAAGATCGGATGAACGACGAAGCCGCCCGCAAAGCCGCCGAGCGCGGCCGTCGTTTCCGGGAATGGTGCGAGGGATCAGATGGGCTCTTCGCGGTCTTCGCCGCGATCGAGCGCAACTATGCCGAGGCGCTGTTCTCGGCCGACATCACGGACACGGACCTGCGTGAGAAGGTCTGCCACCGCGTCAAGGCACTGCGGGACATCAAGACTGTGATGTCCGCCGCGATCACCGAGGGCAAGAGCGCCGAGGCGATCATCCAGGCCATCGCGAAAATGGACGAGAAGAAGCGGGCCCGTAAGGCGCCGGCAAAAGCGTAAGGAACCACAGAATGGACGTTGCTACCCAGGGCGCGCCTGACGGCGCCGCCACGCCGACGGTCGATTCCATCGCGAGCCTGTTCGAGGCGGAGATTGCTGCGGAACGCGCCCCGCCCAAGGCCGAGAAGGAAGCGCCTGCGGCGGAGCCCGAAGAGCAGCCAGAAACCGACGCGGAACTGCCCGGCACCGAGGCGGAATCCGACGACGAAATTACCGCCGATGAGGCGGAGACCGAAGACGAGCAGGAACCCGAGAGCGAGCCTTCCGAGGCCCCCGCCGCTCGGGCCATCGACGCTCCGAACGGCATGTCAGAGGCCGACAAGGCTATGTTTTCGAAACTGCCCCAGGACCTCAAAGCCTGGATCAGCGGCCGGGAAGCACAGCAGACGGCAGATTACACGCGAAAGACGCAGGAGGTCGCCGAGCAGCGCAAGGCGGTCAAGACGGCGTCTGACGCTTTGGTGGGGAAGCTTCAGCAGTACGACCAGATCCTCTCGCGCTTCACGGATCCCGAGATCACGCCGCCCGACCCAGGGCTGCGCCTCACCGATCCGGCCGACTACGAGGAAAAGCTGGCGAGCTACGTCCACCGCAAGGATCTTCAGGAGAGAGCACGGGCCGAGCGCGCTCGCAACGCCAAGGAATATGAGCAGCACATCCGGGAGCAAGAGCGGGAGTATCTGGCCGAACAGGCCCAGGAGCTTCAGCGGCTGGCGCCTGATCTTGCTGCGAATACTCCGAAGGCAGCCGAGATGCGCAAGGCCATCCACAAATACGGTGTCGATTCCGGCTACACGCCGGAGATGCTCGCCCAAGCCTCCGCTCGGGACATCGTGACGTTGTGGAAAGCACAACAGTTCGACGCGGCCCAGAAAGCCAAGGCGAACGTGAAGGTCGTGCAGAAGCCCGCTCCGAAGATCGCAGCCCCCGGACCAGCCAAAGGCGGACGCCCGTCGAACTACGCCAAGGCTGTCCAGGACCTCAGCAGCAACCCGTCCGTCGACGCCCTTGAAGCGGCGTTCCTGGCGGAACTCCAATCGGAGAAGCGATAATGGCCGCGATTACCAACGTTTTCACCACCGCGACTGCCAAGGGCATCCGCGAAGACCTGACCAACCAGATCCACCGCGTGGATGTGGAGGACACGCCGTTCCAGAGCGCAGTCGGGACGACCACGGCGACCAACACCATCCACGAATGGCAGACGGAAGCTCTGTCGGCTGTGGGACAGAACGCCAAGCCTGAAGGGCAGGTTACGAGCCGATCCGCCGCCATCAACACGGTGCGCCTCTCGAACATCTGCCAGATCGCCGAGAAGAACGCGACCGTGTCTGGAACGATCGAGTCCGTCAACAAAGCGGGCCGTGACAAGGAAATGGCTCGCCAGCTCGCTCTCAAGACGATCGAGCTGCGCAAGGACCAGGAATACGCGCTGGTCACCAATCAGGCATACGACACGGCCGCGTCTGTTGGTGGCGAGACCGTGCGCACGCTGCGGGGCTTCGAGGCCTGGATCCGCACGAATACGAGCCGCGGCGGTGGCGCCGCTGCTGACCCTGCCGATCCGACCGTCACGCCGGGGACCACGGCCACGGATGGCGATCAGCGGGCGTTCACGGAAACGCTCCTCCTCGATACGCTGCAGCAGGTGTTCGACGCGGGCGGCAACGTGAAGATGGCCTTCATGGGGTCGTACAACAAGCGTGTCGCTTCGACCTTTGCCGGTCGTTCTGCATCGCAGATCATGGTGGGCAAGAGCACAGTACATCAGGCCGCCAACCGCTACGAAAGCGATTTCGGCATCATCGAGTTCGTGCCGCATCGCTATTCTCGCGCTCGCTCGTGCCTCCTCGTGGACCCGAGCAAGGTCAAGGTGGCCTATCTGCCCAATCGCCGGTTTCATCGCTTCCCGCTCGGGAAGGTCGGCGACGGCGATACCAACGTGATCCTCTCGGAGTTCACTCTCGAGATGTGCAACGAGAAGGCACACGGCATCGTCGCTGACCTCACGACCTCCGCGTAGCCTCGCCGCGCCTGGGGAGGGTTTCGGCCCTCCCCTTTTTCATGGAGTAACGCATGGCACGACCGAAACGTGAGCCGGACATGATCGACGACGCGCCCCAGGGAGAACCGTGGATCAAGATCCGGGTCAAGCACTACAAGATCTTCACGAGCCAGGGCCGCTTTATCGAAGGGTGGATCCGAGAGCTTCCAAAGGCAGAAGCAGAGGACTTCATCGCGAAGGGGTACGCCGTTGCAGTTTGAGGACTGGACGCTCCACCCCTCGCTCTGCCGGCCGGGTAAGCGCGTCTACAGCCGATTCGAGCCAAACGGCGATCTCGTGTTCATGGAGGAGTTCGATGACGAGCTCGCCATCGAGCAGGCCGCTCATCAGCGCGAGTTCAGCAGCGGCAAGGAGATGCGGAACATGGCCGTCATTCCCGACAGCGTGAAGGCGAGGGCCCTGCGCGAAGGCTGGTACTGGGATGACACCGCCTGGAAGCGCTGGATGAACGACATCGACAACCGGAAGCTTCGGGTGGCCGGAGGGCGCGTCTGATGGGGTTTGCCAGCTACGATGAATTGCAGACCGCTGTCCAGCGCATCGTCGTTAGAACTGGTGATGCGATCTTCGCCGCGGACTTCCCCCGGCAGGTGCAGTTCGCCGAACAGCGTATCAACTTCGGCGGCGCGCCGCCGCTGGCCTCCGCCCCGCTCCGTATCCGAGCGATGATCAAGACGGTTCGGATACCGTTCGTGGGTGGCGTGGGAACGGTCCCCGCGGACTATCTGCAAGCCACACGATTGAATTGGGAGAGTGATGTTGCTTTCCCGCTCCAATACCGGTCCCCGAAGGAATTCTGGGACTTCCGTTTGATTGGCGGAGGGCTCCCGGCCTCGTTCACGGTCGAGGGCAGCACGATCACGCTGGCGCCGGCCGCAACTGGAGAGGCCACGCTCTCCTATTATGCGAAGTTCGAGGCGGTGCAGACTGAAGACACCCTCACCGATCGTGACGGGTCGGCCATCATCCTTCGCGATGCCACGACGCTGACACAACGCACCACGGCCCAATCGAACTGGCTCATGGAAAACGCGCCCGCTGTCGTGATGAACGCGGTACTGATCGAGTCTTGGAAGTTCCTTCGTAACAATGAGCGCGCTCAGGAGGCATTCGCGGAATACGTCTCCGCCGCCGGCGGGCTCAATCTCACCGAAACCAATGCGAGAACGTCAATGAGCGCGCTCGCGCCGCGCATCAGAGGAGCAACGATTCCATGTCGATGAATGTCGTCATGCACGGCAAGACGGTGGACGGGAGAATTGTCCCGATGATCGTTGACGATCAGAGCTCAGGAGGTGGCGTCGGGGGAGGATTTGGCGCGCCGTCGGCGTCTCCTCTCGCCAATGGCTGGTCCTATGCGGCAGCATCCGGCGGCATCGAGAACACGTCAGATGTGGCGATCAAGGCCGCAGCTGGTGCCGGTCGCTACAACTACCTGACCAGCATCCAGCTCATGAACGCCGATGACAGCGTCAGCACGGAAGTCGTCGTCAAGGACGGCTCAACGGTGATCTACCGCACCGTTTTGCCGGCCATGGCCGCGAGTACCGCGCCGGTGCCGGTCCAGGTGCATTTCAATCCACCCCTGGTTGGCTCGAACAACACTGCGCTTAACGTCGCCGCCATCACGACCAGCGCCAAGGTCTACGTGAACGCCCAGGGCTACGTCGGCGGCGCCCCGAACCAAGTCGCGTTGAACACCAACACCGATGTCGAAATCTACGATCGGTTCGCGAACCTGATGACCGATCGCGACGGCAACACCCTCACCCTTAGGAGCTGAACATGACCGCCATTCACAGCATGACCGACACTTGGAACAGTGGCGGTACGACTTTCGACGCGATCAAGATGAACGTCACGGACTCCGCGTCCCAGACGGCTTCGAAGCTCATGAACCTTCAGGTCGGCGGCGCGACGAAGTTCGGCGTCCAGAAGGACGGCTCTCTGGCCTTTCCTGGTGACCTAGCCATCAACACCGACAAGTTCACCGTGGCTGGATCGAGCGGTAACACGGCCGTCGCCGGTACGCTGGCCGTCACCGGAGCGGCCTCGTTTACCGCGGCTGCCCTGTCGGCTGGCGCGACTGGCGGCATCGGCTACGCCACGGGTGCAGGCGGAACCGTCACGCAGACGACGAACCGCACCACGGGCGTCACCATCAACAAGGTCACGGGCGCGATCACGCTGGTCTCGGCGGCCGGCTCCGCAACGCCTGCCTCGTTCACCGTGACCAACTCGGCGGTCGCCGCAACCGACGTGGTGGTCGTGAACCAAAAGTCTGGCACCGATCTTTATCAGATCAGCGTCACGGCAGTTTCCGCCGGAAGCTTCCGCATCACGTTCAACACGACAGGCGGAACGACCACCGAACAGCCCGTCTTCAACTTCGCCGTGATCAAGGCCGTTGCCGCATAACATGCGCGACAAAAAGCCGATCCCATTCGGGCAGTTCGCTCCCGATCAGTCGATCATCAGCGGCCAGAGCCCCTTGATCAAGGGGGCTCTGCCACTCTCCGGCCGGTATGCGCCGCTGCCGGACCTTCAGCAGGTCCGGGCCGGGTCGATGATCAACGATCCATGTCTCGGCGGGAGGAGCTTCTACGACAGCAACGGATTCCCGGTGACGTTTCTTGCGGACCAGGGCCGGTTGTATCGTGTGGTCGGCAAGGTCCCGACCGACGTGTCGAAGTCGGGTGGATACGCATTCTCGTTCGATTGGGCGGTGACGTTCGAGCAGTTC